AAACACGCGCAGCCTTGTCAGAATATCAGAAACCCATTCAGTTTCGCTGACATCCCGCCCCTTCTGGATGTAGTTGTATGGGTCAATGATGGCACCTCGAACCCCGTGCCGCATGACTGCAACCTTCAATCTTTCAATGATGCTTTCGATAGAAGACATCGAACCGTCTGCCTGATAGAGAAAAGAAAAGTGCGATTGAACAAATTCCTTTCCGCGATTCAGCTCCTCTTGGGTTATTCTATCTGTTGCACCTTCGAAGAAAGGCTTACGAATATACTTGCTGATCAGCTTGGCAATATGAAGACGCGGTTCATTTTCAAAAGAACAGATTGCAAACTTCCAATCTTTTTCTTGTGCCATGTTGACCATAATCTGATCAATGAATTCCGACTTACCTGATGATGGATGACCCGTCACCACGGTAAGCTGACCAGTGACAATGGTGTATAACTCATCGACGTTATCGTATCCCGTACTCTCGCCACGTCCCATTCCTTTTTCGTAGATCTCATCGATCTGATCATAGAAATGAGACGCATCATATAGACCAGCGACAGGCCACGGCTTGGCGGCAACCACGATATCATCAATGCCATCCTTGCCAGAGTTCAACAAGACATCGTTGGCATCCTTGCACCCCTCTGGGTACTCTATCTTGAAGCATCGATCCTTTCCGATACGACGAGCGATCTCTTCAGCGGTTGCCTGTCCCGCTGCGTCCGCATCCATAGCGATGATGATACGACTGGCGGCATCGATTTTCTTCTTTGCTGCCCATAAGTATTTGAATTTATTATCTTCCTTTGGATCGATGTTTCCATCGACAACCTTCATGACTGCCCCGTTTGGGATTGACACAACGCTTTCGTAACCCGTTTCCATAAACGCAAGAGCATCCATCTCGCCCTCGCATATGATTAGATCATCGTCACGCTGGACGTTTTGCAAATTAAAAAAAGTTTGGGGTGCGCCATTGCACTTGAACCCTTTGCTCTCAATGGACCGCACCTTGTATGCATATTCTTGACCCTCGTTTGTGTACGGGAACATGATGCATTCTGTTTCCTTGTTGAGTGCCTGTATCCAAGATGAGGTTGAGACGAGGTTTGCTTTCTTCGCAGTCTCTTCACTGATCCCACGGCTACTCAGCCATGCCAGTGCCGCGTCTGTAAGCGGGGATTTGTTTACGTTCTTTGCAACGGACATTGGTTCCACTCTATTTGTTTTTGTAAAGCCATCACTCAAAGGAACAATGCCCTGCTGATTACAGTGCCAGCACTGAAACAGTATCTTGTCTTGTTCTATTTTGAGAGAAAGCGTTTTATCGGTTTTGTTTTTGCGGCTGGGACTACAGCTTGGGCATTTTATTTTGTATTGACCTTGCCCTAATCTGTATGCCTCGCCACGAACTTGCTGTTCGATTTGCACGGCTATCTCCTACTCTATTCGAGCATCATAGGGGATACGAATAGCGTCCGTCAATCTACGATTTTTTTGCCGCCTAATAATATAATATATATATATATACTTAGACTACCGATATGTAATATCGTCTACCGTAACGTCTTCCGATAATAAATACTGTGGAATATTTTTTATATTACACGAGCGAACTCTAATTATTGACCGTGGATTTTCTTTGTCTAAACCCCAGTAAATAAATTTTTGTTTTACCTGCCTATCGTTTTTGTAGATGCGGTTCTGCATGCAATCTAGGATCAGGCTTTCGTCCAAGTCTGGGCGGCGGGATGCATAGTAAATCATCATCTCAACTATGACATCATCTGTTGTCGGCACTTTCAAAGTGGGGCATTGCGCCTCAAAGAAACTCACATAGTCCCGTGCTTTCTGGGACTTGATCAAGGCTGGTCTGCCTTTTATCATGACCATCTTACGTGAATTTGCTTTCGACGCAGGTTCACCATACACCGTAAACGTAACATCAAATGCAGCCATATCTTCCCCCAAATAATCCCATTTGACTTTATGTTCCTTATGTGATTTAACTACATACGAGTGGAGAAAACAATGAAAATAACTAACAACTATAACCTGCCTGATGCGTTCTTGAATTTTGCAAGAGACGATAAGTATTCGAAGGGCAAAGCTGACATCAGCATTACAACATTGATCGACGCACCACGGGTGCGGTTGATGAAAGACTTACACGCTGACAAAATGGAGAAGGATGTTGTTGACATGATCTGGCCTCTGTTTGGTACAGCGGTCCATCATATTCTTGAGAGCGCCGACGATCCTAATAACGTGCAGGTAGAGGAACGTCTCTATGCGGACGTTGCGAACTGGACTATCTCTGGTGCGCTTGACCATCAAGAGGTTCTTGAGGATGGCACTGTGCAAATCACTGACTACAAGGTTACGTCTGCTTGGTCAGTAATCCTTGGCAAGGTTGAGTGGGAGCGCCAGCAAAACTGCTACGCTTGGCTCGTTGAGAATTCCAAGGAAGGTGCGAACCGTGGCAAGACTGTAAGCAAGCTGCGCATCTGCGCTATCCTCAGAGACTGGCAAAGACGCAAGGCAGAATTCGATCCTGAGTATCCTCAGTCACCAGTGGTGATTGTTGATCTGCCCCTGTGGAGCAAAGACGAGCGAGAGGATTACATTCAAGAGCGCATTGATGCCCACCAAGAAGCGCAGATGTTTAGCGATCTGTATGATCAGTTTCCTGTATGCTCTCCAGAAGATCAGTGGGCGAAGCCTGATACGTGGGCCGTTAAGAAGAAGGGCCAGAAAAGAGCGATGAAGGTTCATCAGTCTGAAGACGAGGCTGTTAGACATGCGAATGCAAACACTGCGCTCAAGGGAAATTGTGAGATTGAATATCGCAAGGGTGAGAAGACCCGCTGCGAAGGAAACTACTGCGGAGTGGCAGAGTTTTGTGATCAATTTAAAGGATGGAAGAATGCCAACTAAAAAGAAAATGAGAGCGGTGATTTGTATTGACTTGGAGATACAAGCTGAAGGCTTGAAGCATTTAGTTTCTATTGAAGATCAGTTAGAAGATGCTGCTGATTACTTTTTGCGTAAACAAGATACGACAAAAGTGAAGGTCATCCAAAAACAAGCCGCGCTTGGTGACAGAAGAACATCTAGAGTTTACGGAGATAAAAGTGGCCCGATCCATGAGATGGTTTGGAAACATGGGGGAGAGAAAGAGCCAAGGGCTAAAAGAAAGAAGGGAGCTAAAAGCTCCCCCCCTCACTCACCAACTGTAAAGGAAAACCAAGTGACCATAACTCAGTAATCATTAACAATTAGTTTACAGTAAAAAAGTAAAAAAGCAAGTGGAGAAAGTAATGTCAGTATGGAAAACACTGTCCTCAATTAATGTGAATGACAAAAAGCAAGAGAAGATGGGATTGAGTTACCTGTCTTGGGCTTGGGCTTGGGGCGAGGTAAAGTCTAAGTACCCGACTGCGTCATACACAGTTCATGATGACATCATCTATCCCGATAGCACCGTTGAGGTGCGGGTCACCGTGACTGTAGAAGATCAGGATCACATGATGTGGTTGCCAGTCATGGACAACAGAAACAATGCTATCTCTGGACCGACATCACGTCAAATTAGTGATGCCAGAATGCGCTGCTTTGCCAAGGCTATCGCCATGCATGGCTTGGGCCACTACATTTATGCGGGTGAGGATATCCCTCAGAGCAACGGAGAGGCCCCGCAGAGTGAGGGAAAGGAAAATCCTAAGCCTACCCCCCAGAAAAAAGAAAAGGCTCCTGAGCCGCCCTCTGAGGAAAAAGTTCAATTGAACAAAGATGAGAAACTCTTGGGCTACATGAAGAACACTGGTGCCTACAAGGAAGCGGATCGTGAACCTCGTGCTGTTTACGACTGGGATAGCTGGGCAACACTGGCGATAGCATGGATTAATACCATCAAGTCCGAAAAGACTTTGAACGGTTTTTATCTTGCTAATAAAGAGATGTTTGAACGCGCAAAGGAAGAAGCGTTTTCAAAGTATGAAGAGGTTGGGCAGGTGATCTCAGCCAAGAAGGCAGAACTAAAGGAGAAAAAGTAATGTCAGAATATCCCGCATCAGGCATCCTGTTTCAGAACGACAGGAAACAAAATGATCGTCAGCCAGATTACACTGGCAACATCGAACTCAATAGTGAAACGGTGACAGACTTATGGAACCAATTACAGGAAGGGGTGAAGAACCCGAAGGCCAATCTCGTTGGGTGGAGAAAGACATCCAAGGGTGGCAGACCATTTCTGTCCTTGCGCGGCGACTTGTTGAGAGAGCGCAAGGAAAAGAGCGGATACCAAGCACCGTCTGGGTATCAAAACAACAACGGATATCGACCCAGTCAAAGTTCTCAAGACTTAGACGATGAGATACCGTTTTAATTTTTTTGTTAGGAGTGGAAAATGCAACAGCATCAAATCGAAAAGATCAAAGTAAACAAGTTTCTCATGACCCCAGAAAAGGCGAGTGAACTTCTTAATAAAAACACAAGAAATAGAAAGGCATCTAAACGTGTTGTGAGCCTTTATCACACAGACATGTTGCAAGATAACTTTCATCTGAATGGTTCAACAATATGTGTAGCAGAAAATGGTGTGCTGATTGACGGTCAACAACGTCTGATGGCATGCGAGAGAGCTAAAAAACCTTTCTGGACGATACTTGTGGAAGACCTTCCAGAAGAAGCAATCCTATCAATTGATAGCGGAAAAAAACGCACATACTCTGATAGGCTTAAAATAAGAGGCTACGATAATGCAGGTCCTCTTGCGCATACTGTGAAGATGGTTGCATTGATTGCCAACAAAACGGCAAAGGATCACGGATATACCGTACATCAACTTGATGGTGTTTTGGCAGCTAATCCAGACTTGGTTGAGAGCGTGTGTTTTTGTAGGAAAACTTACTACAAAGCTGACGCATTATTAGGTGCAATACACTACATTGCTTCTAAAACTGGATACGCTGATCAAGGAAATGAATTCATTAGAACATGGCGAGATGGTCAAATGAATTATCCAAATGACCCAGTTGTTTATATCAGAGAAAAATTAAACAACGATGAGCGCCATAAGGACAAGATGACTACAATTACAAGGATGAAATACATCATGTTGTCTTGGCACAAGTTTAAAAATTCCAGTGAAATGACTAAAGCCTACCTTCCTTCTGATGGCTTTTACATGGACGACTGGGATACCCGTAACTGTAGGCCAAAATGATCAATGGATATACAAGTCGTGCCAGCAGTAGAAAGTGATTTGCCTTACATCGATCATCTGCAACGGAAGAACGCAGAGGACTTAGCGTTTTATCCAAGGCAGGTATTCGAGCGTGAGATATTAAATCACAGAATACTTCTGGCTCGTGTCAACAATGATCCCGCTGGCTACATCTATCATGGTTCCCTTGGGCAGCAGGTGAAGATACATCAGGCTTGTATTGAATATGATCTGCGAGGTCAGTTATACGGTGCCGCTCTAATCAGGCACCTGATTGACCTCGTGTCCGCATCCAACGGATTGTCAATTAGCTTGCGTTGCGGCTCTGATATTGCAGCAAATGGTTTCTGGAAAGCTATGGGCTTCTACTGTCAGGGCGTAACGGCAGGTGGAATACGCCGCATGAGAGACATCAACAACTGGCGCTACGATCTACAGCCTCAACTGTTTGTCACTCAAACGGATCCATCCGACAAAAAGAAATCGGCTGCGTTGTGGCGTAAGTACAAGGACGAAAATCCTATCAACAGCTTTAAGAGAGGTAAGGCTCTTACTGATCACAGAAAAATGATTGAGGATAAAGATGCTGACGAGAAAGTGGCGAGGCTTTCGCTTCCCAAAGCAAGACAGGATTAGGCGGGAGAGATATTTGAAAACTTTGCGGGGGTCACCCTGCTTAGTGTGTAGTCGTGGCGCAGAGGCGCACCACCTGCAGCATGTGGGGGAACGTGGTGTAGGTATGAGGTCGGGAGATAACTGGGCTGTACCTCTGTGTCACGATTGCCATATGGACCTGCACCGTTTTGGTGATGAGCGCACATGGTGGGATCTTATGGGGGTAGATGCCAAAGCATGGGCTGAAAGAAATTGGGAGAGATACAGTGAACTTTAATGGAAAGCTCTTAAAGAAGATCCGCGAACAAAAAGGCTTAATTCAAACAGAAATATGTGACGCCATAAACTTACATCAATCTCTTTATTCTAAGTACGAGAGAGGCGTAATAAAAGAGCCACCTGCAACAGCAATCAAAGACATTGCTGATTACTTAGGTGTGCCTTACGAAAGTTTCTTTGGTGAATTCGATGAGCCTGTGTTGATCAATCAAACATCAGGCATTCCAGAACGCATTGACGTTCATGTTCATGTAAAAATTGATTGGGGTTTTTAAGATGAGTAGCATAAGAGATGCAGCTATGGGCTTTGAAGCTGTGAAGGTATCCATGTCTCAAGATAGAAATGGAATTATCCTTCGACTCAACGTCCATCCAAACGACTGCCCACAAGAGCTTCACACTGACTGGGTGGGAACAAGATACATGGTGGCTATGGTTCGACTTAACGATCAGGATGAACCAGAGACACGGGAAGAACATCAGCGAATAGAAAGGCTGATTGCATCGGCAGGGCTTCTGTGCCGTAACCCAGAATTCGGAGAGTACCTCTGGTCTTGTGGGTTGATGGATGAAGAAGACCCTTTCAAAATTGAAGGCGCAGCGGTGAAGGCTGTAAGAGAATACTGTGGCATCACATCACGGTCAGAGTTTAGAGATAATCCTGATGCCAGAAGTAAGTTCGAAACACTAAGAGAGGACTTTAGGCAATGGAAGAAAAACTCCTAGATACAAACGATCTGTCTGTGATGCTGTCGCTTCACTTAAAGACTGTTCAAAAAATGTTGCGGGAAGAGAATGATTTCCCGAAACCAATCATGATTACACCACACACACGGCGGTGGAAAAGATCAGAAATAATTGAGTGGATAAACAGTAGACATGATAGTAAAGTTAAGTCCTAAAGAAATGTCTAACTGCAAGCAAGCAGCTACCTTTAGGTGGCAGCTTGCTAGGGCATGTGGTGTTGCAAACCAAAGGAGAGATCAGGGTCGGAATGATAACGATCTTGATCTGCTTGGTATACAGGCGGAAGTTTGCGTTGCTAAAGTGTTCGACATAGAACACAACCCATTTCAATTAGGTGTAGATAGTGGCGAAGATATGTGGCTTGGTGATTTATCTATTGATGTTAAGTCAACATTTTATCCAAGAGGTAAGTTGCTTTTCAAAAACATGGAGTCATTTAAAGCAGACTGCTCCGTACTTGTCTGTAAGCAAGAAGAAGACACCTTTCGTGTAGCGGGTTACTGTTCTCAAAAGACATTCAGTAAACTAAGCAAACCTATGGACTTAGGTCATGGGGTGGGCATGGTTTTAGATCAGGATGAACTAAGCCCAATTGAGAAACTTTGGGCTTACTACACTTTCAGAAGACTTAAAAAGTTCAATTGAACTTTATCGATAGTCCTTCATGATCATATTGCCACGAGCGTATAGCATCTGCTTTTGCTCATCCAACCTATCAAGAATTAACTGACGCTGACTGTCAGGAAGGTTTACATTATCACGGATAGCGTTCTGCTGCCGTGATATTTTTTTGATGGCATTGTTGATTGCTTTGATGCGAGGCAGAAGAGCAATCTCTTCAGAATACTTTTCTCTTGCCCTCATAAACCTTTCACGGTCACCTGCTTCTTGTGCCGCCTTGATCTCCTGACCTACGTTCAAGATACGATCACGCTTCTCCACAAACATGCCAATGTTTTCACGCTCTGACACAGTGCCGATTGCCTTACGAACAAAAGGTATCTCGCGGACCAAGTCTTCGTTGAAGCCATCGGTGTACACACGAGCAGGTAATTCGGCTGTTCTTTGGACGAACCGCCCGATACCACCTGTCAGATATTCAAACCAGTAGTCCATGATCTCTGGGTTCCAATCAACGAAACCAGACATCTCAGTGGTGCCGCCAGTCAGAGCATTTAAGTTGTTTGTAATCCAACGCGCTGAAGGGCTGACACTATTGAAGTAACGCTGGCTATCGGGGGACTGATCTCCTGGATACTGCTGCTTGTATATCGGAACTCCAGCGTAGTTTTCGTTACGCATGATTTCAACGAAGGGATCGAACACAGTTGGCGCTGCAAAGTTGATAAGGTTCTCTGTGCCGCCCAGTGGATTGAGAGCATCCACCGCAGTCATGATGATTGAGTTGGCACCTTCTGACGCAGAGTATTCTCCGCGTAATGTGCGATTGAATGCGCGACCAGCATTGACTGCCATGTTCAAACCGTATGGCATTGGTATCGCAAGATATTGACGATCAGTTCCCATACCAAATGTCGGAAGGATCAAGTTATGCTCAAGAATGTAATCGGGTATCTTGTCGTAGACTAAGATCTCATCATCATCTTCTTCAGAAAATGTTGAGTTAAGAAGGTCTTGCATTACACCAGCAACAACCAAAGCACCCCATAATCTGCGAACCTTTGGTGATCTTAGGAACGCATTGAAAAGCGCAAATGAACCTTGGATGGATGCGTTATAGAACAAGTACATTGAGTTCATCAGTGTCTTGTATTCGCCACCCTTACCAAAGTTTACAGTCACATTACGTGCAGCTTGTGCCGCTCTCTCAGGCGAGAAGCCTTTGTCCTTTAGACCTTTGTAAACAGCAACACGCACGGCGTTTTCAGCCACAGTGTTGTAGTCTTCTAAGAACTTGAGAAGAGACTTAACTCTCTCCCCTGCAAAACTGTTCTTCATCTTGTTGAACTTGCCACGCGCACCATCCTCAGCGATGTCGCCCAGTAAGTTGCTAATGTTTGCCATCTGATCGGCAACACTGTTCATTGGGTTTGCAGAATTCTGACCACCATCACGGACGAAGTCAGCGTATATCTTTGCCCACTCACTATCCTTGTCACCATTTCTGATGGCTCTCTTGATGCCACCAAATGCGCTTCTGTAGTCCTTGGCAATACTCTTCACCATGCCATCAGCATCAAACTGCTGCACGTTTATACCTGCAGTCTGGATGTCACGGACGATGTTAGTGATAAAAAATTCTGGGTTGTACGAGGTGTTAATGTTTGACAGGTATCTGTTAAGCTTACCCAAAGATCTAGTGATAGCTCCAAGTGAGCTAGATCCTGTTCCATCACTACCCTTCAAGGAGTTGGCGAGACGTATGTCACTGATCTCAACATAAACATCTTTACCATTTTCTTTAGCAACAAAAATGTGTGGGTCTTGAGCCGCCATAAAGTCTGTAAATTCTCTTACCTTACCTGATGTATCCTCTCTTCGTATTGTTGGCATGCGATCTAGGATCCGACCAAAGCCACGGGTTTTGTCTGGGTTTGCGCGTAGCAATTCAATGAATGCCTGACCAACCTTGTTGCGTTCTCCGCGAACAACAGAGTTCTGGTTCTGATTAATCACAGTTGCAAGGATATCTGTGGCATAGTCAAAACGACCTAGCGCACGACGATCTTCCCTACCACGTACACCAAACGGCGCACCGCTGGCTGGGCGGGTAAAGTCCATTTCGCCCTCAAGCATATCCACCTTGCCACGCAGAGGCACGTATGAATTAAAGTTTGTATCAGTGCGCAATTCCTCTGGTATCAAACCATAATCAGCACGGCTCTGGTTTGTATTTGCAACAATACTTCTGACCCCTTGCTGAACTCTCTGCAGAGCAGCCACACTTGGCGCGTCCAACGTGGCAACCCACGCTAGGATTGAATCAGCTTCCATGTCTGACATGCCTGAGCCAGAGGTGTTATCTGGATCTTTTTTTCTGATGAATGCGTTACGTTCCTTAGCGTGTGTCGCGTAAAGAACAGCATCAACTACTGCAAGTTTTTTGCTTGGGTAACTAGCAAGAGCTTTCTTAACAAACCCATCACCCGTCTCTGACGCCTTGTCTGAAATAGCTTTTAGCTGATCGATCTTACCCTGAGAAATGTTAACACCTTTAACTGCATCCACAGCATCTTTGTAGATTGTCTTCTCACGGCTTTCGATCTCTGCGCCTACACGACCATGATACAATTCTTCTTGCAGATAAGGATCAAACGCATCTGTAATTGTAGCGTCCTTCTTTTGAAGCTCTTGCATCATACGTCCCACGGGAAGCATGTCGTCTTGGAACCTGCGAATAATCCCATCCGCTGCAGTCTGTGCTTTTTCTTCTGGCACAAAAAATTTCAAACCCTTTGCCAAGAAGTCAGAGGTTCTAGCATATTCTAAATTGTATTGCTTTTCGCCTATCTGTTCTGGAAGTCTGCTCATCAAGCGAGATTGACGAACAGGCGCAGTCTTCCGTGCTTTCTTCTCCAAGATCGGGAAGAATGTCTTTACATAAAATACATTTTTAGAAGGTGCATTTGGTAGATCACGACCCGACTGCAGCACAAGGCGCATGGGTGGTGCTTTAAACGCTAGGTTATTGCGCCACTCAAGAACGATAACACCCTGACTTGGATAGGAGATAACCGCATCACCATCCTCGTACCCTTGATCTTGCCAGCGGCGAAGGAGATCAAAGATGGCATTCTCAACACGCTTGTATTTAGAATTCTCCACCAGTTCCTTATCGTGGTTGCGTTGTTGTATGTGATACAATCCCTGACCAACCTCTACACCATTCTCGTATGTTTTGTGGGAACCTCTAGGCAAAACTATAGGACGTAGCTTGCCCGTTGTGTCATCCCTAAAGTACCCATAGACTGGATTGGGAGAGCCATCAGCCATGTTAACTGGTGCGCGTAATGGCATGAGTGCCTGAGCAGGGATGAGGCGAGAGAACCGTTGAGGTGGTAGCTCTGGATCAACTTCTGCTCCCGCAAGATCTGCTTCTGTTTGCTGTAGCTGTTCGGTTGTTAGCTGTTCCTGTGGGGCCATAGACCCATCAAGAAGTGTTAGCTCTCTTGGAGCGAAGAAGTTTCCTTCTTCTGGCCCTCTTTGTATCGCATCAATCTCTCTGCCAATTTCAGAATCTCTGTCGAGTTGAGATTCGACACTACGGATTCTTCCTCGTTCTGCATCGGGGAGTGTGGCTTCGATTTTGTCATCGCTTACACCTTTGTTTTTAAGGATGGCTATTGCACCATCTGCATAATCATTGTCATCACCACGACCTTTGCGCACACCACCAGCTTCAAAGATGCGCTTCTCTGCGTACCACATGAGGGCTTGGAAGTCTGCGTTGGTTAGATCCACACCAATCTGGTTGCTTTGACGCAGTATTTCTCTAGCACGATTAGCAGCAGCCCTCATGGCTGAACGCTCACGGGCATTACGTGGATCTTCCTGAAGCTGAGGCTTTAGTTTACCTGCTAAATTTTTAGCAGCCAGTGCTAAGTCTGTGGATTTAGGACGTGCATCTTGAGCAATCTTCTTAACTTTTTCCGCGTCACGCCCAGTGATTACACCGTCTGATGTGACAAGAAAGTTATATTGATCAGCAAGATCATCAAGCTTGTCGTTGAATGCTTTGTTGTAGAAGTTTTTGTCCCAAACTTTTTGTACTTCTGGGGCAATAAGTTCAATATCACTTTTCTCTATAGTGGTGATTCCCAAAGCTTCGACAGTATCCACCAAAAGCTTTTGGTCCATTTCCGTCAAGCTATCTGGATTTGATATTAGGTTCCAAAGCTTTTCTTTGTTTTCCTGTACAAGTTCTTCACGATAGTTAACTGTTGGGTTGCCAGTGATACGGTTGACAAAGCGCATCCACCAGCGATCCATTGTTAGAGGATCAAAGTTGCCACGTAAGTTTTGATAGAAACCATTTCCAATCTTAGGTCCAATCACATAGGCAACGCCAACGATTTCATCGGCAAGTTCTTTTCCATCTATTGTAAATGGTAAATCTTTGACACGATCTACACCGAATACTTCTGTCATCAGTGCCGCAAGATCACCCTTACGCATCTGCGTTGTAAGCAGATCGTTAATCTGATTAGAGTTATAACCAAGATCCACAAGAGCATTCCAAAACTCCCACGCCTTAATCATGGACTTGCCTTGCGCCCCAGAAGCTGAGAGCGGGAACTTACCGTCTTGGTTGTTTTTCCATGCGTCATACTGGCGAGATGCCAGTAGGTAGTTGTCAATTACAGACAAACCATTTGAGGTAACTGCTGTTGCATAGTCAAATGCATGCTCAGACGCTGGATCATACATTGAATTCTCTGTGCCATCAGGACGCAGTGGTGATACCTCTGGGTACACAGGGAACAGAATTTGTTTTGCCAGCTTCAGCTTGGCATCATACCAACCAATCGCATCGCTACTGGACAGAAGCGCAGCCTCTGCTTCTGCAGCCATGATGCGAGCGACCTCTTCGCGGTCTTGCTCTGAGTTGACGATGTCATATGTACGTGTGCCGCGAAGCTCAAGAAGCTTGTTGGCAAAGCTTACAAGGGTTTCGGAACCCTGCTTGTTTTTAAACTTAGGTTGTCCAGTGTTCGGGTCTAAATAATCCAGAACACTAGCAGCACGTTGCTCAGGAGAGAGGGGTAAGGTTAGACGTGATTGTCTAAAGCCCTCTACTCCTCTAGTAAGCTGTTCTCTTTGGCTGGCGTTACGGTTATTCCTTGCTTCCGCAAAGCGGCGACCAACCTCTGCAAGGTTTCTTTGGTATCCGATTGCGGTGTCACCTCTGTAAGCACCACTCTCTTGGAGTTGTCTGATTCCTTCATTGGTCCTGATCTCCTCAAAGTTATTCAGATCAAAGATTGCCAGTTGATCTGCAGCCTCAGCGATGTACAGCGCCTCTTCTGCAGTCGGCAGTATCAAAGTGTTGTCTAAGAAATATTGCTGAGAGTCTGTGTCGAACCAACCACCAAGGTAAACTGGCTTATTGACAGCCCTCGAAATATCCTTATTATCCTCAATATAACCTAATAGTACCTCCTCTGGCAAGGTCTCTCCGACAATTATTTCGGCTTCTTTGAGGGGGGCAACAACGAAACCACCAGACGCAGGTTCCATGGAGACAGGATCAATAGTAAATCCATCAGGATTATTTCTGATAAAGTCTTGTAAACCTGATACACTAGGGGAGCGAGACAGCCTTGAGAACTTAACTTGCTGTTCAACAGGCAAATCTGTAACATAGTCATCGGAGGTAGATAAGATGGCAGAACCTTTTGCACTCATAGAAGATGGCTCTTCACGGGCGCTTATATTCAAGGCTGATGGATCTACATCAGTGCGTACTTCTGAAGGCGTTGTAATGCCAGCCTCTGCCGTTGCGGCAGAAGAGATCCCAACACCAGATGACCTACGTGCATTCCGCGCAGCCTCAAGCAGTGAACTCTCTGCTCTTCTCCAAGATGCTTCTGCATCCTGACGTGTAGTGTTCATTCGATCTAGCGCAGCTTGGAAAGCCTCATCATAGTTTCTATAACTACGAGCGATGGCAGCAAAGTAAGCATCACGCTGCGCTGACAATTCCTCTTGTGTCTTGTTGCGCCATTCCTCAAAGATCAAATGACCACGAGCTTTCTTCTCAACTTCAAGCTCTCTCAGCGGCAGATACCATTCGACAAGCTGCCCATTCGGCATACGTAAATCAAAAGCAATAATACGCCAGCCCCATTCCTTTGGCTCAAACAACTTGTTGGTATCTATTTTGACCAGAGATATCCCATCAGCAAGTAACTCATTGAAGATTGCAGGGACTGCACGGAAGTCATCAATCACTGTCTTAAAGCGATAACTATCACGGATGTGGGAAACATCATGCCAAGGTTTCTTAGCCAGTATTGATGGGCGACGAGCTTTCTGCGTAACCTTTGACAGGTCTTTGGCGTTGTCGCCTGACTTAGTGCCGTACCTTTCATCAATCCGTCTGATCAGTTGCTTAACCAGTGGGCGGTTCTGATTTGTCATGCGCTGTATTTCAGCGCGGATTTGATCATTCGGTGCCGCAACATTCAGTGGCATTCTAATGTTTTGTTCGGGTGTTGTTTCTTCCTCTGTTGCCGCTAGTCGTGACTGACGCGAAGACGTTGGTTCTGTCTGCTCTTGTGCAGCAATGCCACGTTCGCGCTGCCCAATATTTCCAACAACAATATCATCGAAGATGGATTGCACATCCGTAAAGCCATTAGCTTTCGCACCGCCAATAATAGCTTTGAAGAAGTTTTTAATCTTATTAAACAAGCTTACTGGCTTGCCCTTCATGCTCAATCGACCAGCGTTATAATCACGGAACATTTCTGCAACGGCTTCTTCAGCCTGTATTTCTGCGCCCATATCCCCATACATGCGCTTGGCACGATCTAGGTATGAATACTTTCTTTGCTGCTTCTCACCGCTCTTGATCTTTGTATACCGCATTTTAGCTGCAGCATCAGTGAGTGTTTTCCACTCAGCGGGGGTAATAACATTCATCTCTTTCAGGGCGTGAGTTGTTTCGTGATCAAGAACTTCTCCAACACGATTAAACAATTCTGCTTCCGAAAGATTGGGGTCATACAAACCCATAGACAAACTCATCATGCGATTGGTTGGGTTGTAAGATCCCTCAATACCCGCACCGTCTGGAGCCTTTACTAACTGCTCCGCTTCCAACCTAACATCTTTCAACCCGTAGCCATCAAGGCGCTTTCGAATGGACTGAAACACCTTCTCCTGTTTAGCCGTAAGGGCTGGCGTATATACGGGTTTGTTCGATTGAACTTTTTCTTTCACCTGATCAGCAACACTACGCGCCTTTGCTGCTGCAACTTTACGCTCAATCTTCTGCGCTCTATTTAAATCAGGAGTGACTTTGGGAACGTAGGGCAAGCTTCCAACCTGCTGCAATCCTTGCTGCGCTTCATTCACAACGCTACTGTATTGCTTGTTCCTTTCCCCAAGTCTGGTGATTTCATAATTTATTGCGTTCTCAGTTGTACGTTTTCCTTGAAGGTCACGACCAAACTCTCTTACAGAATCCAGATCAAGTTTCAGGCTGTCTATAGTTTTATTATTTTTTTCTATTGCCTCATTGGCAATATCAATCTGACGACGATACGCCACATCTGGTGTCTTTAGTTGAGGCACTATGTTTTCAGTCGGCTGATACAAAGGTACAGCCCGAAGATCTCTTGTCGTTGTGGGTTGAGACTGAACGTATCCTCGTGTCTCTAGCTCTGCCATGATGTCACGAACCTGACTAACCTTAGTATCAGGCAGGTCTGTCTTTATAGCGCGTTGAATTCCAGTAACGCTAAGAGCCTTCTCCCTTGCGATGTCAGATTTAACTTGCTGAAGAACACGATCATACTGGGCTTTATTGTAGGTCTTGTTTTCAAACTCACTATCAGTTGTAACCTCAGATAAAGTAGCTGGGCTTTCTGATGTTGTCTGGGGGGATTCAGATTGTATGGCTGCTTCAGTCTGAGCCTCTGCTTGCTCCATCAACTGTTGTGAAATGTCTGATGCAAATCCAGTACGCTCACTGTCTTCAACAGCACTTTCTTGCAGATCCTCGTCAAGTTCTATTTCAGATGCAGACTTTGGCTTTTCGCTAAGGTAATCAATGGGTCCCGATATTGCAGCAACAGTACCAGCCGCAAGTATACCCTCACCAAAAGCTTGCCTTAGATTTATATCAAGGCCCTTGTCTGTTAAAGCAGTCTCGCCTGTTTGCTGAATAACAGACTGAACAGTTTCTGTGCCGCCTTCAGCAATAAGTTTTCTTAAAGTGCCTTGCAGACCAGGAGCAATTGCGTTTAGCGCACCAGATGCGCTTGCGCTTGAGATTGCACCCAACCAGTCATCTTTAGTGGGTATCTCCCTGCCATTGTTTCTTGCCCGTTGTTGAGCGATTGGTCCGACAAGCTGCACTGCCTCAAACAAAGCTGGGCCAGCCAGCGCACCAGCCAGCACACCCGCAGGGCTACCACCAGTAGCAACACCACCTATTGCCGCACCACCTGCCCTAGACAAAAGAGAGCCAGCGAATTGACCCGCTTGTTCTGCTACTGCCTCTGGAGCATACAAGAAGTTGTAGAAGCTACCGTCTTCATTTAGAAACTTTTCTGTGGCGCTTTCATAATTCTCTGGCATTTCAACAGCGCCGCTTAGAAAGTCTGCAGTTCTATCAAACCCAGTTAACCTTGCTGTTGTGGCAAAGTTTTCTAATGGTGCATCAATGGCATATGCAAAGCGATCTCCTAGCCTACTAAAAAATCCGCCCTCTTCTTCTTCCTCAATTGGCTGATTAAGAGAGGCAATGCCACCATACTGTGTCTCGTATTGCTGACGATAGGGTAGCTCTTGCTGATCCAAGATCTGAGAGATACGTGCAACTTCTTGCTCAGTAGGTGTATCACCTGCAATGGTAAATGAATACGGGTTCCCAGAGAATTGACCTACTTGTTGAATAACGCCCAAGAGTCATCTCCTTATTGTGAAGCTGTGCCTAAGCTGTATCCTACACTAGGTTGCTGCGCCGATCCACCTCTTACATCAAATGACTGGCTACCAATACTGCCAGTTCCGCGTAGAGCGTTACGATATGTGCCAAGCTCAATATCAGTTCTGAACAACTCTTGCTGCAAGCCCTTTATCTGACGTTCTTTTTCTGCTGGATCCATTATATTGGCTGGAGAGTTAAGGGCGTCAATGCGATCTTGAATGTCACCCTTGTACCTTCTCAAGTCGTCCATAAGGCTAATCATGTTGCTTGCAGTCAAACCCCCTTTACCAGAAGACCTTGCTTTCTGTGCGTCTATGCGTTGCTGCAAAGTCAGAAGATCAAGGACATCTTTATCGTACTGATCTTTTCCTTTCTTCAATGCACCAAGACCAACAAGACCAGCTTCTCCTATGGCACCCCCTAGAGTTGGTGCATCAGATGCCATCAATGCCATACCCGCTTGAGCAAGAGCCATCCACTTGTCGCTCTGGGCGCTCTTCTCTTTCTCTTCAAGCATCTTAGCTATGCGGCCTTCTATGCCACCAAGAGATGACGTTGCGCTTGCCTTCTGACCACCAGTCACCTTGTTCCCAGCGGGGTTGGTGGATGTGTCATCTGTTAGCTTTCCGAATGACAAAGCACCTTCTGATGCCGCTCCCATTCCAAGCTGGAATCCTTCAGGAAGATCTTCTGGTATTGCCTGTCCCTTAAATACCTCGTTATCAACTTCATCAGTTCCACCAGATAGTAAATTATTAATAAACTCTGTAGTCGGAGAACGATCATAAGCTACAGGTGGGTTGTTGATTTCCAACATGCGGAAAAATTCGTCGCTTTTCCTTTGAGCGTTCATGTCTTGCTGGTCAAGAGATCTTAACGCATTGGCTTCTTGATCTACTCTATCTGCATTATATATATCATCTGACAGTTGTTGGATGACTTCTGGGGGTTCTTCTTGATATTTAGCGGTTTCGAGTGGATCACCACGTAAAAGATTACCGTATATCTCACTGGGTGGTGTAAATTGATCGCCTTGTAAGAACTGTAAAGCGCGAAGGTTTAAATCTTTACGAGCAACCTCTCGACCAGAAGAGCCTTCTGGAAAGTACAACCCAGTATGTGCAGCAAGATTTCCTTCCAGTATTCTTTTTCTATACTTTTCATCTCCTTCAAGGTTAGCCTCATCTAACCTATCAGCTATAGCTATACTAGGGAAATCTCCACGGAAATCTTCCCCCTTCTCTGCTAAGAATTTATAAATATCATCTTGTCTTTCTTGTTCTTGCATATTTTGAATTGATTCCGTGCCGAAACCATCATCAACAACAGGTGGCATTAAACCAGGCAACGCACTACCTGAAGGGGTTTTAACTCCAAAATCTTTCCCATCTGACACTAACCCCAATGGATCAGAAGGCGGCAGTGGCAATTTGCCCTCAACGCTAGTGACTGGAATATCCAGCGCAGCAGTGTATTCCCCTGTTACTGGCCTTTCCCGCTGCTCCAATGCAGACGTGCCAAATATAGGATCATCGTCGCTATATCTACTTAGTGCAGTTCTGGAATCGACTCTTGCCTGTAATGCTCTTTCTGGCTGCGTTGCTTCTATTTCTTTTTGTTTTTCAGTTACAGCACGATTTGATGGGTCAGTAAACATGCTTTGCAGAAAATCAAAGCTACGTGGATCTTCAAGGGCATCAAGGCCATACGGCACATCTTGAGCAACATTTTGCATGTACTCTGCCATTTGTTCAACAATGCCCTGCTCAACTGCCGACCTGTATACATCAGGATAATTTGCTTTAAGGTTTGCAATAGCAGACATAGTGCCGCCAGAAATACCACCATCGAACATGCGAACAACGCCACCATCAGCCATCATTTGAGGTGCCTGTGTCGGTTGCATCTGTGGTCTCTGGTCCGCTCCAGTGTTTTGTGCAATTGAACTATTTGGGTTCATGGCCTGAGACATCTGCATGATACCCTCTTGCGGCACACCTGCAGCAGTTACGGCTTCTTCTGCAACTGTCTTCATGTTTGCAGCTTGCTGGCGCTGATACTCATCACGCATTCTTTTGCGGCGTTTAAGCTCACTAAGCACAAGAAACTGAGGTGCAAATCCTGTAGGGGCTTGCATCTCTTGCATCAGTCTTTGATCAGGAAGGTCTTTAAGAGCTTCTGTTTGCTCTATAATGTTCATTGCATACCTCCGTAACCATAACCGCCATAACCACCATATCCACCACCAAGACCTCTATACAATCCAAGCGCAGAAATTCCCGCACCCAATGCTTGTTGGATTGGATTGTAAGAAGCATACTGCGTTGTTGTCCTGTCCAGATTGCCAGTAGGTACACCACTTAGAAGGCCAGCGAAGCGTTCATACTGACTGATTGGATAGTCTTGTTGACGTAAGAAATCTTGATACGCTAGGTCTAGGCGAGCCTGATCTTCTCCGCGAATATCCCGACCAAGTGTTTCAAGTAATTGCGCACCCTGTATGTCAGTGCCACGAGCAAGTTCGCCAAGCCCAAGAAGACCACGACCTGCGCCCATTAAATCACCGTACAGTCCAGCGGTTCCGTATCTCTGAGCTTCTAATGCCGCCTGTATCCTTGCTTGCTCTGCTGCGTTTGCGCTCTGCACACGGGCTGCTTCGCTAACATCTATACCTTGTGTTCGAGCAAGCTCCGCTGCTTCTGCTGCTTGTATGCGAGCGGCTTCTTCAATGCTAATACCTTGGGTTCTAGCAAGTTCTGCAGCTTGGGCTGATTGGATACGACCTGCTTCCGAAGCATCAAGACCTTGCACCCTAGCCTGTTCTGCGGCGTTTGCTGCTTGGATTCGTGCGGCCTCATCCAAACTAATACCTTGTGTGCGAGCCAGTTCGGCAGCTTCTGCAGCTTGCGTTCTAGCTGCCTCGCTAACGTCAACACCTTGCGTTCTGGCAAGTTCAGCGGCTTCAGCGGCCTGTATTCTACGTGCCTCATCAATACTAATGCCTTGAGTTCTGGCAAGCTCCGCTGCTCTTGCTGCTTGTGTCCTTGCAGCTTCGCTAACATCAACGCCTTGGGTTCTAGCCAACTCTGAAGCTTCCGCTGCTTGAATCCGTGCAGCTTCGTCAAGACTAATCCCCTGCGTCCTAGCAAGTTCTGCCGCTCTTCCAGCCTGAGTACGAGCCATCTCAGCCGCTGTACCAGTTTGCGTTCTTCCTGTTTCACCAACATCAATGCCTTGAACTCGTGCCGCTTCTGCTGCACGGCGCTGATCAACGTCCATTTGTGCCGCACGATCAGACTCAAACATCTGCATTGCACGGTCAAACGCTGCCTGACTTCCAATTTGTTGTATATCACCCAATCTTTGATCTAGGTTCTGCTCTGCCATTCCTTGAGCAACAGCCTGACGTGATCCACCAAAGGCACCTGCCGTTACAGCCGCTGCATCTCTGCCAGCCTGACCCCTACCAAAGTCACGTATTGCTTCGCGCTTCTGAACATCCACAACATTTTGCATGTATGGGTCCATATAGTCTGACACTTCAGCGCCCGTAAACTGACGTGCTGGTCCAAAATCAAACTCTTTGCCTTGTGCTTTTGAAAATTCTGCTTGGGTGAAATCACTAAACGGATCGGCCTGACCCGCTTGGAATCCACCATAAGCTTCAACACTGCTCCTATCAAAATCAGAGAATGGATCAGCTTGTCTTTCTTGAAACCCGCCATATCCAGTAACTGAACTTCTATCAAATCTATTATACGGATCCGCAGAGCCAGCTTGAAAGCCTGTAAAAGCGGTAGCGGGACTTGCCGCAAAACCACTATAGGGATCCGCAGACCCAGCCTGAAACCCACTATATGGGTTAACACCTGTCGCAGAAAAATTAGATGCAGTAAAGCTGGGTGCGTTTAAAGCTAGATTACGAAGCCCAGCGATACCTTCATTTTGAGTGCCAACAGCCGTTGTCATCCCTGCCAGCGGACTTGTGGCTATGTTTCTGATCATATCCCGCGACTGAGTAATATCACCATAATCTGCGGATGACGTTAAGCGATCACCTTCGTATGGTACATAAGTGGATTTACCCGCTAAGTCACCATACTTGTCAGGGTCGTCTGGGTAATATGGCATGGTCGCTTCTTCAGCGCCTTTGAGAAGTCGCTTAAAATATGGGTCAACATACTCAGGCAGACCTGTCGAAACTACCTGTTGTTGCGGCGAACTACCTTTGCCCATTTTCTATCTCCATACGAAACGCAATGTACTCTGGATAAAACTTGTGCTTTCGCAAAGCTCGACCCCAAGCCTTTCTTCCATAGCCTTCTAAGTGCTGACAGTCATTCTGAATAGCAAAGTCTATAACCTTTTCCATTCCTATATCCAGCCATTCTTTCATTCGACTTCCACCTACCCAATCAAGTGCCATGCTTTTGCGTTGCGGGTACTTTATTATTCTGGTTGTGAATGCAGCTACAATCTTGTCTTCTTCAAACACAACCCAAAGAACGTAAGTGTCTTCCAATATCCCCTTTAAAACATCTATCATTTTCATTTTACCGATAGCTGTTTCGACACTTTCCTTCAGTACCTTTTCAACGTCCTTCCATATATACTTGACTGTTTCCTTTGGAACAGCACTTACCTTCAATTACCCCACCATTTCTTTTAGCACCTCTGGCGCTCTTTCCTCTGCCTGATTTATCTTATCTAAAAACCCACCGCCATACGCTTTAGTTAACGCATCTGTTGTTGGCTCACGAAAAACGTATTCGCCTTCAGTAAGCAATACATCTTGTTGATTGTCTAGGGTTGCTGGAACCTTATCGTCTTCGCCAGAGCCATCACCAGGTCCACGCACGATTCCCTTTTCCCCCTCAGCAAAACGCTCAACCGTTTCATCAAACTCACCAGACTGAACAGACGAAACAAGATCACGCAGAGCCTCTTCACCATATGTCGCCAAGAATTTTCCTAAAATCATTTGAGCTTCAGACTCTTCCTTCAAGCCCTTGATTGCCATTATGGCCTCTAGGATAACTTCTTTTTCGTTCATCCCCTCAACTTCACCACCTTCAGCATAGCCTAGTGCGCTTCTAAAAACATTACTTGAAAGAGAAAGAGGAAGAGGACTAGATCCAGCGGCTTGAAGTTGAGCAACCTCACCACCTTCAAATGCAGCACCAGCACGCGAAGCCGATGTTGGCATTCCCCTATTAAGGTGGTTTGACCTTAAAATTTGCTCCAGTGGTTGCTCAAAGAGATTGTTATTAGGCTGAGGAAGGGGGCGGTGTGAACCGACATTTGGGCCAAAATTTGATATATAACTTGGCACTAGATTCGCAACATCAAGTGGTCCCTGGGTTGGTAACAACTGCCCTTGGAATATATCTGGACCAAACCTTTCTTTAGCCATTGTTTCGACTTCTTGGATAAAAGGTTTAACCTTTTGAGAAGACGCTTGCTGAAGGCTAGTATTGAGGTGGGTTTCCATCATGTTAAACATTGGGTGGCTATATTGCTGACCAAGACCCATAAGACCCCCGCCCCTCATAGTTCTAACTGAGTCATCTTTTTTAGACTTCCGCTTTGAGGCAGCATAATCAACGTATGGATATCCCAAGTCTTCATCAGGATAAAACAAGTAATCAAAGTAGTTTTGTTCCTTACTACTTTCTAGCGGATCACCAAACGATACAACTTTCTTAGGTGGATTTGGCATTGGTGCCTCGAAGTTGTCATCATCTTTTTTCTGATCTTTAACATTCTGAGCCGCGCCAACTGCAGAACCTATTGTCGCCGCAGTCATTACACCTGGTTGCAGTATTCCTGTTGCTGCACCTTCGCCTAAAAAATTTGCGAATGGAACATTAGTGCCAGCCGTTTTGACAGCCTCCATGAACTGAGGCTGCGCCATAGAAGCTTGCGCACTACCTGACAACAAAGCATTTGCCGAAGCACTGTCCTTCAATCCAGCGACACCACCGCCAAGACCACCCAATATTTTGCCACCAAGGAATGATAGCATCCCAGTCTTTATGCCCTTGCCGACATCGCCCGTTTCAAAAAAGGAACCAAGGCCAGCGCCCAAACCCGCAAGGGCCGCACCAGACAAGCCTGTAATGCCTATGGATGGGGCAAGTGCAGGGAGTCCTAAGCTTAAAAGAAACGGTAACATTGAGACCTCTCAATTAGTTCAATTGCACTTTACCACCATTTAGCTAACCTATCAATTCAAAGTGTGGCCCATCTATAAATGGTCTCTTACCTTGAGATCTCCGCAGGTCAATGTAAGCGTTCATGGCTTCTTCCATAGTTCCGTCCCACTTACGGATGTCCATAGGGTACGGCATATTGGGCGTACCCCAAGCTGCTCCCCAGCAAATAGGAACGTCTATAACAGTAGCAGCTTCTTTAACGGCATCAGCAAGATCATCATAAAGCGATAACTCCCAGCTTGCCCTGCCATTTATGAAGGCCATTAAATCAAAAGCTTTACCTTCAAGATGCTTTGACTTCATGGTTTTACTGGCACCTTTGGCAACCAATTCCTTCTGCTGCTCAATAGTTCTCATCCCTTGCACCACTCCGAAATCGGTTTTCGTGAGCGTAATAGCCATCTTAACAACCGACTGCAGTCTATCGTCAATGCCCTCTAGCCTGTCAAGGCTGCGTCTACTAAGTTTGAATGTCATGATTTTGCCTTCATATATTTTTGTAACGCCCTGCCCCCAAACCAAAAACTGAGGACGCAACTAAAGAGCGCAGAAGTTTCTGAGTCCCATAGCATGGATAAAGCGCGGCCCATTTCTACACCAGAATCCATCAACGCGATGAGCGCCGTGACTTTGATGGCAACAAAAAGGCCAAAGAAAACATAAGTGATGACAGGTCGAACAGAAGCCCGTAGTGCATTGACAAATCCCCCGCCATCAAGTCCGCGATCATGACTATACAACCCTTCCGTTTCTGCAATGTCTGCTTCTTTGTCTAAGATCTGAATCTTTAATTCTGCTCTTTTAGACATCAAATCCATTTCAAGCTGCATGCGCTCAAGATTGTGCTTGTGTTCCTGATTGGCCTTAAAATAATTAAGGACTTCTGGAAGGAAAGATGTGCCGAAGCCTAACAGGCTTCCAAGTAATGCCATCATACGGATACCCCCATATCTCTCATAGCAAGTTGTTTTCCCATATTGTACTGCTGCTGCTGCATGTAAGGACGTAGCGCCATCAAGCCACCCATGTTCATGGTGGTCACAGGCCGTTGCTGCTCCATGAGATAACGCAAGTGAGGTGGGATGTAGTTGGGATCAGCGGTTGGATCTTCTTCACCTGTCGCGGCAGTGGCTTGTGTTGCTTGGGTGCCACCTCGCTCATTCACACGATCACCGTAGAGAAATTGATCTTGTTTTAAACGTGCAGCGGTGTTTTCTGTGCCTCGCACATATCTTTGCGCTTGGTCTGGGCTAAATCCTTGATCCATAAACTTCTGTATTTTCTCATTAGGATCACTTATAAAAGCGCCTCCGCTTGCAATGTTTGCAAGTCCCATACCAAAAGCTTCTCGCTGACCCGCAAAGTTATTACCCATCTGCTGAATACCTGTGGCAGTACCATCAGGGCCAACCCCTGCAAGCATTGGAAAGAATCCCCCAGATCCAGCCATTCCTCTTTGTCTAGGTGGTCCTACTTCCGCTAAACTTGGAGTTTGCCTTGGCTGCATCCCATAATTATACATAGGGTTTTTGGTAGGATCAGGGTACCGCGCAGCATTCGGCATATTCAGCATACGCATTATAGGGTTTTCATTTGTGCCGTATATAGAGGTGTCCGTTTGTGGAGTTCTATTATTGTCTCTTGGTCTATTGGCAATATCTATATTTCTAAGACCACGGCTATGTACTGCTTGTGCCGCTGTGTGTGCGGCGCGGTTACCACGATTACCTTGTAAAGCCTCATCTTCTTCATACTTGCTAGAGAAGGGACCAGCATAGTCTGCATTACTAAATGTAGCCATTAACCCGCTCCTTGAGACCTATCGGTCTTCGCTTCTTTGTTCATCCAGATGCCGAAGCAGCCCGTGAGTGCGCCCATGCACACAGATACCAGACCTGCCTGACTAGGACTTGGCATGTCGAGAGACATAAACCAATGTACAGACTGATAAGTCAAGATCGTAACCACAAGCATCATAAGCCGTGGAAAGATTTTGTAATCATCTATTATTGTGTGTGCCATAGTGATCTCCTAAGTAGATACTGCCGCTCTTGTATCAACACGCAGCCAGTTTGATCCATCCCCAAAGGCTACAACGGGGCTACCCGCTGCCCCGTCTGATACATATATCAGAGTTCCCGTTTCCACAGTAGGGAGTGTAGCTACAGTATATTGAGGAAGTGGAATGCCAGTGGTGTTGTTTGCAGCGGTTGCTGATTTGATCCTAAGTAATGTGTTGCTTTCGTAGGCTGTACCAACTGGATCTCCGCTTTGAGCGGATGTCGGTATTTCTATCAACACAGGCTTTGCTATAGCAGGGTTCGTTATTTGGGCGGCAAACGTAGAAAAAGCCCTAGTTATTTCTGCTAAGTACTGCTGTGAGTAAGTGGGTGGCGGTACGGGAAAGTATGGGACTGGTGCTATAGTCATCGTCTGCCATCCTGTCTTATGTCAACGCGAGGGATTCCAAGTCTCCACAAAACATCAGCATCTGTAGACTCCACCTTGAATGTAAAGCTGCGCCCTCTAATTCTTGTTTGATACTGACTCGTGTATTGATCTACAGGCGTATTCGATGTCTTTGTAATAGTATCTGTATTCGTGGTTTGTGCTGTTTGACCCGGTGCATTTTTCGCATTGAATATAAAGTTTACCGTGGTGTTGTTTACGTTTGTTTCCCTAAAATTCAAGTCAGGTATAACACGGCTTATAAAGCTAAACTGGTTACCATCAGTAATATCCATGTCGCCAGACTCTATAAATGCTGTCATAGCAGAACCATCTGCCTTGGCACCCGTTTCATGATTATACAGATAGCTATCCTCGCTAGTTGCAACTGGCACAGAGCCAATCCCTCTATCCAGCCAAGCTGTTCGACTTAACGTGCCAACGTACCAAATGTTTTCTTGATAATTAAACACAACGTATCTGTCGTTTTCTGAAGAGCTTGATGATGGATAAAACCACCAAACCTCTGCAAAAGAAACATTAGACCCAGCAACAACTTTTTCTATTTGGCTTGTATTGAAATCGTTAAACACGTAGTCCCTAACTGTGCATGGTATTCTTTGAACAGAACCAGCATAGCTATAGAATTCTGCGTTACCCATCCAATAAACAATATCATTCACAGCAACCGCAGCTTTTGGACTTGCAATCGTAATGTTTGACGAAACAAGATTAATCCCAAAAGTAAAGGGTGGCCCAATAAATTGCATGGCATACACAGCAATGTCTGTGAATACAGCTATTTGTTGCCTCGTTTCTACTGCTTGAACAATCTTAGATCCTGTATCAATTCTAAGATCCCCTGCGGTATTTGTATCTGTGGGATACCAATCTATAGGATTTTCTTGGCTTGAAAACCTAATAAGCATTGGATCTTGAGTGCCATCGCCTTGAGTATCAGAGGGCGCACCCAACCCATCTGACCCAAAAGCAATAACATGCCTGTCTCTGTCTGATAGCAAAATTTGAGCGCACCTCTGAGGAACAGATCGCGGTGTACCCGAAAGCGTTGAAAGTTCCACGCCACGCGTTCCAACGCCACTTGTTTTGTCCCAGTAAAATACCTGACCATTTCTTTCATTGAATATCAGGTCTTCTCCAAAATTATCATGCGACCATATTCTTAGACCTGTTGTGGCTGTTTGAGTACCTGTAGCAACACCTTCACCCCAGCCATTAAAGTCATCGGCACTGTCAGCATTTCCGTCTGTTAAACGAACCACAGAGCCATCAGCATGAGATGTTGCAGTTGTTCCATTATACCCTCGCGTACACCCAGTAAGGTCATTTGAACTAACCCCACCAACCAAAACGAGTTCAGTGCCGCCTATCAAAATTACATCGCTTGCTGCAATACCCGTGGCAGATGTGACGGTGATTGTAGTGTCACTATCACTAAGCGTTCCACCTTCATTAAGAGTTGTCTGCAGAGCGCCGTTATTTGTACCGCCCCAAAGTCCAGCACCCCATCCAGTACCAGAAACAGAAGAGTTAAGACCTGTGCCTATCTGATAAACACCCACAACAGATGCACCGCCGTTGCCTGTGTCACTTGAATTGGCAGCGACCAATGTCGGATTTAAGGATCCGTTTTCAGTTATACTTGATATGCTGCTTACGGTTCTTGCTTGGATCGTATATGTATTACCGTCCGCAACCGAAACAATTTGATACTCTTGATTGAGAATGTCCGCTGTAATTGCGCCACCTAAAGAAACGGCACCACTAAATGTTACAAAATCATTTTCGACAGCGCCATGATTTACGTCAGTAACTGTAATCGTTGAAGATCCATTCGTCGCGGCAAATGTCACATCCCCCGCACCAGTTGTAAGCCTAATGGGCGTAACATCATTAAATCCCGTACCCTGTTTAACGTAGTATTTTAATTGAGTGCCAACACCTAAAAAACCTTCGCCGCTAAGAGCAACCCATTCATGCAACCCACGACACGCACCAAGAAAAGAGTTTGAAGTGTTCTTTTCCCAGCCATTTAACTTTTCTGGATAACCAAATCTAAAACGTATTTTATCACAATCAACCCACCCATTACCTTCAGAAAAAGAAGTAATCTCTTTGTTTATGCCCGGTTTGAAGCGAAGATCTGTGTATGGCATGTTTAAGTCTTCATAATGTAAGCAAGTGCATAATAGGGTGGTTTGTTCTCATGGGCTGTTCCGCTACCCGTTGAGCCAGTGCTTCCACTAATTGTGTGCGTATGCGCTCCTGCACTGTCAATTGTAATTTCAGAAGAAAGTCCTTCACTATAGACAGTTTTGTTTTGATAAGAAGAGTCTCCAACTCCAGATGATTCTCTAAATGTTGCTGAAGTAGTATGCGTATGAGATCCCGCACTAGCCGTAGCTAGTGTACCCGCTCCATGTGTGTGGCTTGGAAGGTTTGCCTCAGTGAGTGTTACAGTGGACGAACCACCTGTATCATCTACAGCGTAAGTGCTACCTGCGCCAACAATAAATCTATCTCGCAAATCGGGGGTTGAGTTGTTACCATCGCAAAGAACCCAGCCCGTGGGTATCGCGGCAATTGCGCCCGACCACATAATAATTCCACCTGAAGGAACATAGTTTGTAGACGCTGTATTTATGTCAGAAGCACTAGCTGTGACCCCCGTTAAGTCCGTAGGCCCAATGCTAATGTTTGCGCTTCCATTAAAGCTTTGTCCCGCTATGGTTCGTGCGGTTTGCAAAGTTGACGCAGTAGTTGCGTTTCCTGAAAGGGCCGCAGTAATCGTACCTGCACTAAAATTCCCACTCCCGTCTTTTAAAACAATAGTTCCACTTTCGTCTGGAACAGTAACCGTTCTATCTGCTGTGGGGTCTGTGGGGGTTATAGTTGTTTCAAATGCATCGGCAGTAGCGCCCTCAAATGAAATACTACCCGCTCCACCACTAGTAACAGGTTCAAGCAATATTCTAGGAACTTTAAGGGTTTCAGTAGAGGGGTTATACTCTAGCGTTGCATTGTCAACATAAAGAGCTTCGTTTCCACCGCCTGGTCCCGTTACAAAAACAATCTCATAATCTGTATTTGTATTTCCACTTTCTGCAACAGCCACTTGAGACGCACTAGATGCATTACCTGACAAGGCGGCTGTAATTGTACCTGCGCTAAAATTCCCACTACCGTCCCTAGCTACAATCGCACTTGCCGTGTTTGCATCAGTAGCTGTTGTTGCAGAGTTAGAAACTTTGCCAGAAGTAGAAATGGTGGCGAGCTTTGTATCCACAATAGCGGCGTCTGACTTTATGTCAGCATTGACAATTGTATCTGCAGTAATCGCCGCGCTCAAAGCAACGGCCCCTGTTCCGTCAAAAGAAACGGCGGATGCCGTAACGTCCCCCGTAATGGAAAAGTTTTGCGCTGACGCTAAAGCAGTCGCCGTACCCGCATTTCCTGAAACAGTACCCGTAACGGCACCTGTAAATGTAGCATCCGTACCGTCAGTGCCACTCTCAAGAACCTTACTTGTACCGTTGCTGGCATAAACATCCCCAGTAAGATCGCCCGTGACATTGCCCGTAACGTCTCCAGTGACGTTGCCCGTGACGTTTCCAGTAACATTGCCCGTCACGTTACCTGTGACATTACCCGTAAGAGCCGCAGTAACCGTACCCGCGCTGAAGTTACCAGAGCCATCCCTTGCAACAATGGCACTAGCTGTATTGGCATCTGTTGCTGTGGTGGCAGAGTTGGCAACCTTACTGGCTGTAGAAATCGTTGCCAGCTTTGTATCGGCGATGGCGGCGCTTGCATTAATATCAGCGTCAACGATTGACCCCGCCGTTATTGCTGCACTCAGCGCCACGTTTGCGGTGCCATTGAAAGAAACAGCCGCTGCAGTTATGTCTCCTGTAATGGAAAATTCTCTAGCATTTGTAAGCTGATCCGCAGAACTTGTGTTCAATGCAGACGACAGGTTTGTAACCTTTGCCCCAGTGCCAGCACCATCACAGAAAACAATAGCACCATTCGTATTGCCAATGGTAACAGTTCCCCCGCTTCCATCGCCTTGCTGAATTACTAGGTCTTGCCCTGTGTTGTTTAGAAATGCATATACTAAAGCATGATCGTTTTGTTCTATTGTTATTGTTCTTGATGCGCTATTTGCTCCAGAAAACTCAATGCCAAAGTAGTGTCCATTCTCTACAGCAGTTGGATTATTGTCCATTGGCAGAGTAAAATTACTATCTGCCACAGTAATCTTCTTATATCCCCTGCTTGCTGCATCTAGGATATCAAGATTTGTGTTCGTACTGGTCCCCCAAGTGCCAGCTTCGTCACCTGTGGTGATGCTTTTTATGCCATTGATGTTTGAATATGAAGCCATGTTGAACCCGTCTGTAAAGTTCTATTGCACTATTTCATCTCAGAGTATACGTGCAATTTCTCTTTTAAGCAACAAGCTGTTGCCAGTTTGGATCTTGATTTGGAATAATCTGGCCCCACACTTGAACACCTGTAAGCTCAACAGTAAGCTCAAAGCTTCCAGAGAAAACACCCTGCTTAAAGGATATGTCCTGACCGCTGTATGTGAATGTACCAGAATCCAACCGCTCTGAAATAGATTTTGCTATATCTTGACCAGTAAGCGTGAAGGTGCCGCTTTCGGCAACCATGCTAAAGGCAATTTCAAAATCAATATCCTCACCAGTAAGCGCAAACGAACCCGCCTCT